GCCACGCCGACGGCGATCTACACGCTCGACAAGGCCACCGGCAAAGTCATCAACACGCAGGAGGTCGCCCAGGGCGACGTCAACAAGCAGGCCGTCTCGGTCGGCGGCAAGGTGTACGTGTTCGATCCCAAGACGGGCACGCTGACACTGCCGGAGAACGTGAAAGACGCGGCCACGGTAGGCAACAGCACCACCCTCAAAGACCTGGTCTGGTACGACGACCAGGGCAACGAGGTCAGCCGCACGCCCAACCCGAACTATGGGAAAGCGCCGGTCACCGCACCGACGCCGAACACGGTTGCACCCTACATCCAGGTTCCCGATCCACAGAATCCGTCGCAACTGATCTGGATCGAGAACAAGGGTCAGGTGACCGCGAGTGCCGCGCTGCAGCAGCTGGCGGCGCATCTGACCGGCCAGGTTATCGACAAGAAGATCAGCGTCGACGAGGCCAAGGCGCTGATCGACGCGGCCAACCAGCGGATGACGGCCGACACGGCGCAGACCAACGCTGACACGGCCCAGCAGCAGAACGTCACGACCGCCGCGGGCGACATCCTGAGCAACACGCGCGGCAACGCCCAGACGGGCGCGGGTCTGCTGCAGCAGCGCGCACAAACGGCCAGCGGGATGTTGCAGAACATCCTGGGCCAGGCGACCGGCGCCAAGAACCTGATGTCGGCGCCGGCTGGGCTCGGCGAGCAGCTCGTGAATGGCATTGGTGGGTGGACGGCAGACATGATGGGCGGCCAGAGCACGCTGGATTCGGCCGCGCGCATGGTGCAGATGGCGGATCCCAAGAGCAACATGGCCGATCCCGCGACCCAGACCGCGGTGGGCGTGCTGCAGCAGATGCTGGACAAGTACCAGCAGGTGACAGGCTCACCGCATCCCGCGGTCGCGGCGACCAATGCCGCGCAGCAGAGCGCACAAAACGGTGGTCTGACGGCACCGGTCACGACGGCTCAGGCGCCACCACCCCCGCCAGTGCAACAGCGGTTCGCTGGTCTGGCGCAGGGAGGCGCGAACATGGGTGGGATGAACCTGTATCCGACGCCAGGGTCGCCAGGGATGCCGATCAGCGGTCTGGCTCAAGGAGGAGGTCAACCAGCCGGCATGCCGCTGATGCCAGGATTTGTCGCCCCAGGCGCGCCCGTCAAGCCGCCGCCAGTCACGGTCACGGTGGGTTGATCAGGCCATGCCAACGTATCCGAATCCTGCCGGCGGTTCGATGCAGGCCGCCAACGATGCCGACGCCGCGTCCAAGGGTTGGACCCCGAGCATGGGTACGTTCGGGTCGAATACCTACCCCGACGGCAACGGTGGTAGCAGTAGCAGTAGCGGTGGCGGCGGAGGCGGTGGGGTCGCGCCGACGGTAACCGCGCAGTCCGGCCAGCAACTCGCCGCGGGCATCAACAGCCTGCTGGGTGCCATCGCCTCGGGCAACAAGCAAGCCTTCGACGAGGCGGTGCGTCAGTTCAACGTCAGCTCTGGTCTGGACCAGTCCAAGTTCGACGAGAGCATCCGCCAGTTCAATCAGAACTACCAGATTTCCCAGGCGGGTCTGACGGGCCAGTACAACGGCCAGCAGACGCAGCAGGCGCAGCTCCAGGCGTACAACGAGGCGGTCGGCACCGCTGGCCTGACGGGCTACTACCAGGCGCCTGGCACGGCCGGCGGTGCTGGTGGAGGTCTGACGCAGGACCAGTACATCACCGCGCGCAGCCAGCAACTGGCAGGCATGGGCTGGGCGCCCGCGGCCGCCGCTCAGACCGCGTTGTCCGAGTGGAACCAGGGGCTAGCCCAGTCGGGGAATGTCGCAGGCGGCATGCCAGCTGGGCTGATTCCGGCCTCTGCGGGTGCAGCGCCCGGTCAAGCAGCCGGCACCCCGACATTGGCGGCACAGTTGCAGTGGGCCAACCTGTACGGGCAGGGTGTGCCACCGACGGCGGGCCAGACGACACTGGCGGCGCAGCAGCAAGCGTACGCGCAGCAGATGGGCGCGGTGAGTGCGGCGGCCGCGATGCAGGCCAATCCGTTCAGGCAGGCCCAGGTGATCGGTCAGGCAGGCCGCATCCTGCAGGGCATGCCCACGGCAGGTTTTTCAGCACCGAACACCGTGGCCGGCGTGGGCACCGCCGGTGGCAACACCCAGGGCGGTATGGGCTACCTGAGCCAGCTCATCAGCGATATTCAGGACCCGACGGCGAACCAGACGACGGCGCAGTCCTGGCTGGATGCCACGCCCAGTCCGAACAAGTTGGACTCTGTCAGCTTCCTACGCAGTTCTCCTACCACGCAAAACCTGATCCTTCAGGCCCAACAAGAGAAATTCGGGATTGACCCTCAGGATGCTCTAGCTCAAATAAAGGCCACGATGCCGGCCTTTAATGCCCCAAACACTACCGGGGTAGTCAGGCGTGGATAGGGAGATGCGCCCACGATCTGCCAGTCACGATGGCCTGGATGTTGGGCTGGCTGACGCCGTACTCGCGAGCGAGGTCGTACTGATAGACGTTGCCAGCCGCATACCGTCGGCGGATATCGAGAACCTGTTGCTCCGTCAGTCGGGCCTGCCCGGCGCGTTCCCCGTGAGCAGTGTTGTTCCGGCCACGGACCTTGCGGTCGTTGGCATTGAGGGCATGTGTCCCGAGCAGCAAGTGGTTGGGATTGACGCACTCACGAACGTCGCAAGAGTGGCGAATGATGGCACCGGCTGGTATAGGGCCGTGCATCAGTTCGTAGACAAAACGGTGTGCGCTAACGATTCGTCCGTTGATCCGAAACTTGCCGTACGACTTGCTACTCCAGAACCAGCAAGTTTCGGTGACCGTCATGTGGCGGCGGAATACCTCGAGCGGATCAAGACGCCTCCGACCCATTGCCACATTATACGGTCAGGAGGGGTTGAGTGATGCCACTCAAGAAGAGCGCCAGTAAAGCAGCCTTCAAGGCCAACGTCCGCGAGATGGTCAAGTCGGGCCGTCCTGTCAAGCAAGCGGTTGCAGCCGCGTATTCGACACAGCGCGCGGCGAAGGGCAAGAAGTAATGCCAGGCGATTGGGACCGCAACGTCCACCCCGACCTGGTCGATGACGAGGAGAGCTCGTCGTCCGAGCCGTCGGCGCCCCGCCCTCGCGGTCGCGGGCGTGCCACCTCTGACGCGGCCCTCCCCGCGACGGCGGGCGAGGCAGTATCGGAAGAGCCTGTCACTGAGTCAGGTTCCGACGGCACTGCCGAGCCCGACCCGGCAACATCCGACCTCGCCTGGTTTGACCAGGTGCGGGACGCCAAAGACCCCGTCGAAGCCCTGCGGCTGATCACCAAGAATCTGCCGCGGGACCAGCTCGAAAAAGACGAGGTCATGTCTGGCGTGATCGGCGCGCGTGCCGAACGTCGGTTCAACGAGATCAAGGCTCAGCAAGAGCGCGCGGCGCAGGAGCGAGCCAAACTGGAAGCGGCCGCCAACAACGACCTGTACACCCTGGGTGAAATGACTCAGCGCGAGTTGCAAGGGCAGCTCGCGTCGCAGCAAGCCGCCCAGGCCGCGGGACCGTTCATGGACGGCGTCGTCCAGTTCCAGAAGACCCTGCCGGAAACGATCCAGAAGGCGATCGCCGGGCAGACATTCGGCGCAGGCAAGGGCTATGCCGAGGGCGTGGCAGAATACATGGCAGCCGTCGTCGATAAAGCGGTGGAGCTCGGCGTGCAGAAACGCGAGTCCGCACTGAGGAAATCGGTGATGAGCGAGATAAACGGCGACGAGCCTGTCCCTGAGCGCGACTCTGGTACCCCCGGTCGCGTCCGAGAAGTGACAGACGAAATGATCGCCGCCATGACACTTCGAGAATATGAGGCGCTGTTCGACGAGAACGGTAAGCCAAAGCCAGGGGTACGCCATCGGTCAACCCGAGGGATCCCCGTTCGTCAACATTAGCCCTGTTGCTAGTGCTGACAGTTAGTGCAATAATAAGGGGGTAGCGTAATGGCTACAGGCGCGACCGAATTTGTAGATAAGACCATTTCCGATGGCGTTTTCTCGCCTGACATTTGGTCGAAGCAGGTATTACGCGCAACAGAGTCCAATCTATTGTTCGCCAAGAGCGTCAATAGGGGCTTTGAGAACGATGCGAGCGTCGGCAAGACGGTCAAGGTCGCAAGCATCGGAAACCTGGCCGCGCGGGCGAAGACCGAGAACACGGCCATCGTGTACGAGACGGTGGCTGAGACGGCCACGACCATTACCCTCGACCGAAAAGTTCTGGGGGCACGCCTCGCCGCTTAGGCGAGAGTGAAAACACGGGGTGAACTGTCGGGAACCCTACACATCAACCAGATGACAACGAACATGCAGCATATTCAAGGTTATGCAACCAACAGATGCCGCGTGGCTCGCTGGCTTTTGGGACGGCGAAGGAACAATCTCTCTCTATCGCAGCAGGTGGACGTGGAAGCCAGACGGACCGAACACACGGCGACTGCCCAACCACGAGCGGGAGCCCGAGCGCTACCGTCCGTTGCTTGCGCTCTCGCACACGGACATGCCGACGTGCGCTCATGTGGACGACCTGCTAGTGCAAATCGGTGCGAAGCACTACCTTCGGGCAGACCCGAAAGTCGTCCAACCGAGCAGGATGGGCAGGCGGCCGCAACGTCATATTTCGGTGATGAGCTTCGTCGCTGCGCGCGTCCTGCTCGAAGTGCTTATGCCGTATCTCGTGACCAAGCGAGCACAGGCAGATGCGCTCTGGCGCTTCATCGAAATCGCGCAGTCGCGCGACTCGCACCTGCACTACACCGACGAGCAGAGAGAAATCGCGTTGTTTCTACGCCGTCACCCGATGCATGGGAATCCGCAGCCAAGCCAGGCCGGGGCAGCCTAACGCTGCGTAGCCTGGAAGGTTCAGAGACTAGCTGGTGAGTCCCAACAATAAGCCAGCACTAGCGCCCCGCTCGCGTTCGCAGGAACGCGATGATGAGATAGTCCACTCCGGTCCGAAAGGGCCGGGTCAGTGCAACATTTGGTCGTATGCGGCATTGGGAATTGAGGACATTGTGAAGGTGCAGAGCATCATCGATGTCCAATCCGAATACCAGCAGAAACTGGGCTACGCCCTGGCCAAGGACGTCGACACCAACCTGGCCGTGGACGTCGCGGGCTTCACCCAGACCGTGGGCACGCTCGGCACGGCATTGTCCGACGCCAACGTCCTGGCTGCGGTGCAGCTTCTCGATAACGCCGACGCGCCGCAAACGGAAAGATTCTTCTTGATGAGCCCGGCAGAGAAGGTGGCCAAGCTGGCACTGGACCGGTGGAGCAATGCCTTGTACATCGGCAACACGAACCTGCCGTCGAAGGACGGCCAGCTCGGCGACATGTACGGCCTGAACCTGGGGGTGACCACCAATTTAGTCAAGCCGGCTGGCGGCCAGGCCAACAATTTCATCGGCCATCGGGAAGCCATCGCGCTGGTGATGCAGCGCACGCCCAAGTCGCACATCTTCTACGACATCGACGTCTTCACCTGGAAGCTCGCGGTCGAAGAGATCTACGGTCACCAGATGATGCGGCCGACCTTTGGTGTCTGGGCAAAGGGAGCCGCGTAAGTGCCCGAAGCGACAGAAACCTTTACCGAGCGGATGCAATCAAAAACGCTTGGCCGCTCGGACATTCCTCTCAGGCGGGGCCAGAATTACAACTACCCGCTGCGCTGGTGGGCGACCCCCAACGGGGACATCGTCCAGTTGCAGTCTGACCCCCAGAACCGCGCGCTGTACGCCGACCTGGGCTTTCATCTGCTGGCCGACACCGCCGCGCGCGGCGACTCGATGTCGGAAGTCGAAGAGTGGGAACGGCTCGAGCGGCCGCGGATCGTCGCCGAGCAGCGCAAGCGGGCCAAGCTCATCAATGCCATCCGTAAGGCAGATCAGAAAGATCCCACCCTGGGCACGCTGGTCGATGTCGAGACGATCGACTCGCAGACCACCGACGAGCTCGAGGCCACGATCCGAGACATTCGGTCGCGGGGCGGCACGGTCCGCGTGGTCGACACCAAGTTTCGGGACGAGCCCGAGCCGAGTCTGCTGCGCGGCGTCGAGACGAGCGCGACCAACGCGCTCGAGGACCTGCAACGCAAACTGAGCGCAGACGGCGCCAGGGCAACCACGATCGAAGGCACCGGGAAAGATCCCATCGACGAGG